TGCAGCAGCAAACGTACCGTTCCAGACAAAGTTTTCTGGGTAGATAATTCGGCCGGTATCAGAGTCAACGGTGACGCCAGCAGGAATAGCGACCTTGACGCCCTTGACCAGATACTTACGAGTTGGGATGCTGCTGAACTGCTCAGCATCAACACGCAATGCAATCAATGCGCGGTTTGGGTAACGCAGCTTCGCATACTTAATCTCCGTCATGCTTGACCAGCTGAACGCATTGGTCAGCAGAGCATCATTGCTGTCCTCAGTAACTCGCTCAACCTTGATGTCTACGTTGTCGGTTGCGACAGGGCGATTCAGCGTGATCAGATAATCCTTCTGATACAGATCAGCGGTACGGCCTGAAATGGTGTCGTCAATCAACGCATCACCAAAACCACCACCTGCATACTGAGCGAAGATTTTTAGGCGAACGCTTGCACCTAGCGTGTCACCGTTTGCGCTGTTAATTCTTTGCAACGAGGGGATTGATACGGTCACACGAACTGCATCAACGTCATCGTCTGTAATGGTTTCAATAACCGGAACAGGCTGCGTAACAGGACGATTTACGCTGCGCTCGTTTTCCGTCCCAGATGTAATCGGGATATAAGTTTGCGCCTGTGTGCCGTTGCGGGTGTAGACAGTAACGTCTTCAAAATTAAACTCGTCTTGTGCGTTCTGGAGCGCAGTACCGTTCAGAAAAATTGACTTGTTGCCGTCAACAAGACCCTCGATCTCGCCTTCAGAGATCAGGTCTAAAACCGTTGCATATTGACGAGAGTCAAGGCTGTCAGGCGTTGTTTTAGGTGAGCGGCTACTGCCGCCACCGCCTTTGCCGCCACCACCTGAACCAATAATCGTGGTCATGCCTGCACCTGCTCAGTGTCAATGCCAGCAGAAATGACAACACTGCCGGTCAAGGTTTTGCCATAGACGATTGGAACTGGCGTTCCACCACGCGAGGTGTTTTGAATGCCCGAAAAAGAGAATGACTTGCGTGGATCCTGTGCAGTGTCTGGGCCTTGCGGTAGCGCAGGCGTTGGTGAAATCAATTGTGCAACGCCTCCCAGAATCAACGCTCCACCAAGTATCCCGATTTTTGTCATCAGTGCTCCACCGATTGCCGCACCTATGCCAGGGAAAGCTAATGAAAACGTTACTAAAGCAATTCCAGCAATAATCGAACCAGTGCCTCCACCTGCGCCGACAATCACTGGCACGATCTTGATCTCTTCTTGTCCAACAGGATTGTGCAGATCATCAAGCGTCAACGCGCCATCACCTACAAGCACCTTGTAATTTTGATCCGCCATGTGACGGTCAAGCTCAGGAAAGTTGGCAATCAACATCCGCACTGCTTCGGCAGCAGATGACAGATCAGCCTCAATCACCTTGCGGCCAACAAACTCAGCTAGCTGCCCGTAAAGCCTGACCTTACGCAACATGACGCAGCCGCCTCCCTGTACAGGATTGTAGCCAGCCCCCATAGGGATCTCTAGAGGACAGCCTCTCAGAAAGGTGATGCAGCACCATGCCATCACCGATGTAGACCGCACAGTGATTCAGGCCGTTGCCGTTGATCTGCATCAGCAACAGGTCGCCCCGTTCCAAGGACTCATCTTCTGCAAGCTCCCGAAAACCTGTTGCAGCCCACGCGCCATCAAACATTGGAGCGGCTAAAAACTGCTCCGGTGTTGCTGGCCTATCCCAATCACGCAGGTTGATGCCCTGCTCTGCGTACCAGTCCCGCGCCAGCGTCCAGCAGTCATTCACTGCCCAAGTCCACTGACGACCAATCAACGGGGCCTTGTAACCGCAGGGTGTGTACTCGCCCCAGGTCTCAGTCTTTGGGTTGACGATGTACCAAGGCAGGCCGTGCTTTTCAGCTGACACCTTGTCAGCCTCGCTGGGGATTGGTGCAGTCTTTGGATGGCTATGCACAATGCCGACAATCTCGCCTGCATCATCCGCAGCAGCGTAATCCTCAGGGTTGAGCACAAACATGTCCTGCATGTTGTGCGCCATATTTCGGCACGCCCAATACTTCCTGCGGCCCTTAACGACAACCACAAGGCCAACCGCTTCCCATGGATCGCGATCCTTAGCGTCTTGCAGTGCTGTGTCGCGCCAGGTCATGCGAAGAACGTCCCAATGCCGGGGTAGCCACCAAACGGTAGCTCTTTGTTTTCGCCAAATCTGCACTCACAGCTGCTTTGACGTTTGCCGCATACGTCATCAGCATCACTGGTCACTTCCTCGTCATTGGCGTTGAAACGAGTAAACGTGACGCCATCTACAACCTTGCCTGGGCCAACAGTCGGGTCATAACCACACTCAGTTGACTTGTAGACCCACTGACAGCGACTGATGCACTGACGCTTTGGTGCCCTGACACCAGCAAGATCAAAGGCTGAAGCCAGCTCAAATTCAATCAGGTTGCGGTTTTCAGCCGACTTGCGGTCAACGTAATAAATCTCTCTCGGGAAAATAGCTGTGCTGTCCGGCGTTCCATGCGGGTTCCCTTCAGACCCAATGCCCTCGAAGAAATCACCAGACTCAGTGGTGAGCAGGTCGCCTCCTTCCGTAATCAACAGAAACGGCTCACCAGTGAAGTTCACATCGTCGATGTACCGCGCCAAGGTGCGGATGCGCGTAACCTTTGCGCCCTCCAGACCGTTTGGCAGCGTTGCAATCAACGCCGTAATGGTGCTGAACAAGTTGCTAATGCGAAGCGTTGGACGCGGCAAACTGCCCTGTCCGTTGTAAGCAAACCCATCAGCCTCCATCGGAATGGAGGTGTAGAGCTGCCCACCAAATGTCACACCCGCACCGTCGTTCTGGCGACCACCATCGAAGTAATACGTCTGATTGACGCCATGCTGGTCAGCATTCAGCTCAAGCTGAAACAGCTCAATAACCTCCGTTGGCGCGATGCCTTGGAGTTGACTGGTGATGTCGGCGCTGGACTGCTGGTCGTCATAACCAGCGTTCCAGTAGCCGGTGACGACGTAAGCCATGCTTAAGCAATAACAGCTTTAACTACGGCAAAACCGATGACGATGGCTTCAGATAACGAGCCACTGGTGATGTTGCGGACGTTGATGCTGGCTGAACCTGCAGCAGCCTGAGCGTTCAACAGGTAAGACCCAGCCGTACCACCGCTGACGTGGTTCAAGACAATGATGTCAGTCGCTGCAACCGTTGTGTTCGTCAACGTGAACGACACCGTGGTGTCAGCTGCCAGTGCAGCACCGTTCAAAGTAATTTGCCCACACTTTTTGCTCAGCGTCACGCCTGTGCTTTTAGACGTTGCCTGCGTGACTGCACCACCATCACCGGTCACATAACCAGCTTTGTTGTCGCGAAGATCCGTGAAGTTGGTGTCAACCTCGGTGTGGGTGAGCGGGCTACCCTTTGTCGCTCTAGTGGTGATAGCCATTACGGTTCAAACACTTCGCGGAATGTTGCCTGTATCGTAGCCCGGTTCAAGTAAGGGATCGACTTAGACCACTGCTCACAAACCCACTTGTAAGTTGTGCTTTCGCCAGGTGGTTGCCAGTCAAAGGATGCGTTGTCGCTGGCGCGTGCATCTAAAAACGTTTCAATCGTGTCGGCATCAGTTTCTGACACTTCAAAGGTCAGCGACCAAACCTTGGGATTTTGGTTGAGGCCAAAAGTCAACCTCTGTTCAAATCCGTCAAGAAAACGCACAGTCCGCACATTGGGCTGGTTGTTTTTCTGCGCGTTATACGTTGGCGTGATCGAAGGGAAAGTAGCCATCAGCGTGTCAGCAGTCCTCCGGGTCGTTTTTGCTTGATCAACTCAGCCTGAACAGCAGCGCCAATCGCTTTGCCCAGTTGCTGAGCAGATGGACCGTCGCCTTGAACAGACGAACCAGAAGCATCCACGTTTACGGTTACGTTAGCCCCACCTAAAGCATGGTTTGGCGTGATGCTTCCGGAAACACCAGGAGTGAACACCTCCGGTCCTCTTTCCCCAACGATGTAAGACCTGCCACCTGTAACAGGCCCGCCATTGGCCCTAAAGATGTCAGCGATTGCACCAAATATGCCGCTGCCACTGTCCTGACCTAAGCCAAAGCTGCCAAGCGCAAAATTCATCAGCTGACGGCTTGCAGCATTCAAAACGTTGACCAAGGCTTCACTTGCGCTTGTTGCGCCCAAAAGTGCGCCCGTTATTTCCTGCTCAATAGTTTGGCCGATTGCTGCATACAATTCATTAAGGCGTCGTGCTGCCTCTTCCTGCGCTTTCGCCGCATCTTCCGCAGCCTTCTTCCTCTTCTTCTCTTCTTCTGTGTTCTTTCGCGTTTGCTCTTGTTGGTGGAACAATTCACCAGTTAGCTTGATAGCTTCATCAACCAAAGCGGCATTGTCTTCTGTTCTAATTCTTGTCAGAGCAGCGATGTCGTTAATAAGTTGTTGTTGCCGCCGCATTTCCGGCGTGCTTTGCTTTTCAATCGCAACTTTATCTTTAAGGGTTTGCACTTGGTTTTTTAGGCCTGCAAGAGGATCTGTCTTGCCTGTAGTTCCTGCTAAGGCGCCCCCTGTTGGAATGATCTGATTGACAGGAATTGGGGGCTTAGCCGCTGCCGCTGCCGCCGCTGCTGACGCCTTAGATGCTTCAAATATCTCTTGCGCCCGGGCCTCAACTTCTGCTGGGTCTGCTTTCGTTGTGCCACGGCCCATCGTGCCACCTAACTCTTTACGCGCTTGTGTCCTTGCGCGATTCATTTGAAACATCTCAGTCAACTTCGCGACTGCTGCTGTTGCAGCGGAAAGAACGTCGTTAATCATGCCCAGCAATCCGCTAATCGCAGGCCCAAGAACTTGATCTAACCCCCTAACAAGAGTCGTGATGTTGTTGACAATCTGGCTTATCTGCGACGACACCGTTTGCCCCATGATGTCCGCAGCATCGCCAGCAGCACCCGTTGCGTTCTTTTGGTTGTCTAGGTTTTTGTTGAACGTGACAAGATCATCATTGATCAAAGGCATCAATGCTTTCAAAGCATCGACAGAACCGAACAGCTTGGTGATCTCTACCTCGCTGCCGCCTGTTTTTTGAATTACATCCTCTAGAAATCCACCGAATCCCTTGGTCTTGATTGCAGCACTGCTGAAGTCCAGGCCTAATCGTTTCGCCGCCTTAGCCGCTTCGCTCGTCGGTTTAACAATCGATGCGATGACTTGGTTGATACCTGAGAAAGTGCTCTCAACCGGCACACCTTGCGCGGTAACGGTTGAGATTGCTGCATTCAACTCATCAATACCGACACCCGCAGCGGCTGCGATCGGAGCGACACGACCGATTTGGCTTGCATATTGACCGACAACAATTTTGCCGTCGTTCTGTGTCTGAACAAAGCCGTCAACGATTTTGCTGACGCTATCGGTCGTCAAGCCGAAAGCATTCATCACACTCGTTGCCGCATCGGAAACTGTGCCGATGTCGGTCATACCGCCGACGGCGCCGAGCAGTGAGGCCTCAAGAATCTTGGTGATGTCTGCGGCTTTCCCAAAACCAGCAGAAGCTACGTCATAAGAAGCAGCTAATAGTTGATTGGTGCTCGCTAAACCGCCCGTCCTAGCGACGACACCAACAAGCTGTCCTTCAAGCGTCTGCACATCGACGCCAAGAGTTCTGACCGCAGCTCTTGCTTTATCTGCCTCTACGAAACCCTTGAATCCTGCGACGACAGCACCTGCTGCCGTTGCCACTATGGACAACGGACCCAAGATGCCCTTCACCGCAGCACCTAATGCTTTCGCGCTAACTCCGGCTGCCCCAGCTCCTTGGCTGAAGGCTTTCATTCCTGTAGTCGCTTTTCTTGACGAACCCCCGCTATTTTTCAGCGCAATCTCAAGCTTGCGAACCTGCTCCTCAAGCTTCGCAACCTTACGGTTCGCGTCGGCAGTCTCAACCCTAAACCTGAGGACAGTTTCCTGAGCCACGAGCCACCCGGCGATAAGTCAATCTTACCGCCGCTTCAGCTTTGCGCGCTCCATCGTTTTTTCTTGCTCCTCACCCTTGATTTGAAAGTAAGCAGCGAAATGAACAAGCTCCGCATCGGTCAGTTCCGTGCGAAGCCTGCTGACTGTCATTCCTAATTCGCAGGCCAAGAAGAACTCAAAAAAAGTCCACCTGTCCTGCTTCAGTCGTTTTTTGCGTCTTCGATGCTTTGGCTTTCATCGGCTACGCCAAACAAGAACAGCTCAAGCTCGTTCAGCACAGTCTCTGGCAAACCGCGTTGCAGTTTCGCTACATCAGCGCCAGCAAACGGTTTAGTCCCGTCTTCCAGCTCAGCCATCTCACACAGCATTTGCGTGCTGATGTCTAGCGCCTCGTCCGTACCAGCGAGTTGCTGTGCTTTCTTGCGATTGGCACGGGTGATGGGCTTGAAATAAAGATCCCGCGTTGCTCCTGACGGAAGCGTTAAAACAAACTTGCGGCGCTGATTAAGGTCAAACGCCTCAACCAGCTCATCCACAAATCGCTTAGAAGCAGGCATTTAATAGTTTGAACAATACGTTCAAACTATAGCCTCATCACTCAAGGTTGCCGGTGATGGTACCGCTGGTGATGAAGTTGCAGGTGACGATATCAATCTCACCAACAGTGGAAGTGATTTCCATGTCAGTGATGATTCCGGCAAAGCTCACAGAATCTGTGCCAGAACTGGTGCCAGTCGTGAACAGTTCGAACGTGGCGTCTGCAGGATCTGCAGTCGTCAGAACGTCTTCGAGGAAACCAGCTTGGCCGGTGGCGTCAGGGTCATAGACCAGCTCAACAGTGCCAGAGCCGCTGATCATGCTGCCAACGAAGCTGCGGAAGGTGTCGCCGTGCTTGGAGACATCCAGAGTTTCTTTGGTGGTTGAAAGGCTCCAGCTGCGGGTGCCAACAATAGTGGCGTTGCTTGAGCCAGCGGCGTCAAATTGGACTGCGCCTTGTTCTCCGCGAAGGACGGCCATGGTCAGAGTTCCTCGATAAATTCAAAGGTCACACGGACCTGTGTTTGGAAGTAACCCTCGGGACTTGGCGAAGCCAAAACCTCTGGGCCAGAAGGAGCGTCGAAGTAAACCCCCGACACGATAACTCGATTATACAAATCCCGAATGCGTTTACCAATGACAAGGTTCGCTCCAGGGCCTACGCCTTTGCTCGAAAATATGTTCATGACGACAAGGCCGACAATCCGGTTTTGTGAGTTAGTCGTCAGGCCTTGGCCTAGATATTCGTTGGCCCCAAAAGTCGTCAGGCACTGCACCCAAGAGCTGTTCGGCGTTGGCTCATATGCCATGTTGTGAAATACAACCGGGATGGCCGGACTGCCTGCAAGCTCAGTGGCAAGCCTGTCTTCGATCGTGGCCCTGATGGAGTTGAGATCAGCAGCAGCCATGCGTCACCTGTTCGCAATTTTGTTGTACTCGCGCTTCACCCATGACTCAAGCTCTTTGGCAATGAGATCAGGGAAGCCGGGAACTGTGTTTTGCCGCGTCCTGTATTCGCCCTTCCAAGAGGGCGGCAGGTTTGTTCCGTAGATCACCGGCTCAGCGTATTCAACGTTGTTGATTACTTCGCCTTTCGCAGGATCAGACTGCCAAGCGTTCCGCAGTCGGCCCCCACCTTTCGGCTCTCCTTCGTAGACAACGCGGACAGGCGTTTTTTCTTTTAAGCGCTTCTCGGCCTCAAGCGTCGTGGCCGCAACCAAGATCCGCAGGCTCTCGCGGTAGTAGTCACCGATTTGGTCCAGCGGGATCTCGCGTGCCATCGTTACGCCCTCAGGATCAGCTCATGAATGATCGCAGTGTTGTCCTGTTCCGTTGTCTCCACGCGGATGATCTGATGAACAACGCTGCCAATAACGACGCGATCCTTCGTCTCAGGCGCAGTGGCAAGGTCATCAGCGGCGACCGTTAGACGCTTGTCGCCAGCCTGCACCAGCTCGTTTACCTCGCGCAGGTTTACATCCTCAAGGATGCCGGGAACCGTCGTGTCGCTTTCACTTTCTGTGACTGCGCCGGTCGTTGCGTTGTAGCTGCCAGCCGTGACATACCGCAC